GCGATTCTGTAGTATACTATCTCTCCTGTGTTAAGCGTCACTGGGTACGAATCTCCAACAGTGAAGTAATCATTCTCTAGATGTGCATTGAGTATGTTCTGGATACCCTGCCAGGTGTTTTTGTTTAATCCAACCTCTATCTCTTGGTATCCTCCATTTGGCAGGCATACCTTTGTTGTGTATTCTATTACGTCCTCATTGGTCACTGTTACTGTGTATGTATCCTGACCTTTGAGTGTGAACACTGCTTCAAGGCTGCTGTCAAGTGTTGCTGTATATGTGCCTGTGCTGCCTGTCACTGTTATTGTTTTTCCCTCGTCTGCACTTGCTGTTGACTTACACTTAAGTTTTGCCTTTAATAAGTCCTCTATCGAGGATATGATGTAAATTGCCTCTCCCCAGCTCATATTATTGCCTCCTTAATTCTATAATTCACTATGATATTCCTCCTTAACCTTTTGATTTGTTGTGTCTGTTGCAGGAATAAATGTAGTCACCTTTATGTAGCTTGTCTGTCCTTTGTTTGGCTTTATGGTCTCTGTTACTGTCTCCTGTCCTTCGTCATTCGTTCCGAATACTGTTATTATTACAGCCTCGCTGTTGTTTGTTTTGATGCTACCATCTGGTAGAAATTCTGTTTCTCCTGCTACCAAGCCATAGTATCTGTTGAAAATGTCCTGCGCATTCTCTTCTATTTCATTTTGTAGGTGTGCGGCTGCATCCTCGTCCAGGATGCCCTTTATGTTTTCGAGCCATGCCACAATGTCGTTTTTCTCGTTATCGGTCCATTGCTCCATTTCGGATACATACTGTTGTTTGAACTCTTCAAAGTATGTTTCAAACTGTGTGTACAGTTCTGTTGTATCAGCCTGTTCTATTAAGCCTGTCACTATACCACATAATTCACTATTAAGCCTTGTGTCTGTTATATTGGATTGACTTATAGATATAACTCCTTTGCCTACATATATGTCTGCAACTGCTATTTCGTATGCATCCGCATCTCTTTGAAGTGACTGTGCTGATGGCGTAGTATTGTAAGCACCTTTTTTTATCTGTGCCTTAATCTCCCTGTCGGTGTAGTCGCATCTGACTACCAGCCTGTCTATCCTGTTCAGTACACCGTCAGCGGTGTCCAGTGTGAAAGTCTTTTCTGTATTGTTTATATATCCCCTTCCCTCTATGAATGCACCGCCTGTTGTCAATGTTATTGACATTCCCCCTGCTGCCTTTGCGCGCAGGCTTTCAGCGCTGTCATAGATAACGCCTGTGCCTATGAGCTGTGCAAAGTATTCTGCAAACTCCTCGGCTTTGTAACGCCTGTCGCTATTAACGGAATTAAATGGGAAACACTTTTCCGCCATGTCTCATTACCTCGCTTTCCTTATTTTTTCTATCAGAGTAGGTAGGCTGTCACCAAACGTGACCTCTATCTCTTCCTTTCCGTCCTGGTATGTTTGGCTTACCTGTGTAATCCTTGCATCCAGCCTTATCCCCCACCGCTTCTCAATGCAGGTTATTCTGTCGCCTACGAAATAATCAACCATGTACTTTAGGTTTGCACTAGCGTTGATGGTGGACGTGAAGTTTATAGTCTCTCCATAATCCTCCAGCTCTGTAGCTCCTCTTGTGGCTAGGAGTTCAAGGTATTTTTCAAGGCTAATTGTGACATCATCGCCATTGTCATCCTGTGCCGTCCAGCTTATATCCGATGCATCTATATGTATCTCGTCCCTGTCAAGTCCTCCACTTTCGAGGTTCCCTGACTCTATTGTGTATTTGACATCGTTATCATCCGCTGCGCCTGTGACATAGGCAACGCTACCCATGTTTTCGATGCTCTCCGTATATTCCTGCTCTGATACGTTGTCAAAGTCCCTCGAAAATATGCATGGCTTATTGCCTTCTGTGTTACCCCACGTCAAATCACTGCCCTTGTACAGCCAAAATCCATATGCCCTTCCTCTCTCGTCCACCAGTATGTCATAGCCAAGTTTGCCAGCCACAGCCCTGTTATGGATTTCAAGCTCACAATTGACATGTTCATCATTCGAATACTCCAACACATCCCCGCCAAAATTCTCCTGTGTGAGTATTGAGAAATTAGGTAGCCTCCTTAGCTCTGCCGCCGATTCTCCGACATTCTCCCTTACAATTCTGTTGATGATCTCCTGATTTGTGGCACTAGCTATTATCTGCTTTAAAATTATCCGCTTTGACAGCCATTTCTTAATGAAACATCCCTGCACCTCTATCTGTTCGGTGCCGTTCTCGTCCTTAGTAATGTTCCTGTAGGTTATCTGTGCGCATCTGCGCCAATTGTGCCCCTGTGAATCCGTGTATTCAGCAGTTTCACTATGTTTCACCACAAGGTTGCCCTTTACGAGCAGTTTGTTGTTATTGTCGGTTATGGGTGCGAGTATCTTGATGTCGCCATAATCGCCTTCATTCCAGTATGTCGGCTGCCATATCAGGCTTTCCAGCTCGTCCACCGTTCCCAATGGGACCAACTCTGTATTAAATATCTTAAGCTCCATATCACACCCCCAGGTACTTGTTTGAATGGTATACGCTAACCTCCAGCAAGTCGGGGTTTGTGTCTGCGCCATACCTGAATACATTGTCACCTATTTCGAGCTGCATAAATGTGCTGTCCACGTCAATGTATCTAAAATAATCCTCCGACACACCTCCCCTTGTGAGGGTTGCCCCCTTCTTGCCATATTCAGTGTTTACCACCACGATATCGCCAGCAATAAGTGTTACTACATTATCGTCACTGCCAATTTTGATAAATTCACCTGTATTCATGTTCAATAACTGCGGATTAGTGAGCGTGCCTATTGCCCTGAACTCTATCCTCATGCCCGTAGCTACATCCCCATCATTATAGACATCAACTATTACTGACGGCTCACGATATCCGAACTCTATGCCCTCTGATTCGTTAATTTCAAGTTCAAACATCAACGAGCCTATCCATTCCGCAATATCGTCTTTGTCCTCGTTCTCCTCGCGCCAAAATGGATCAGGGCATGTAAGTGATACAGTGAAATCCTGGTATATACCCTTGCGTGTGAATTTGGGTGCATCCTCACCTTTGCAGTCAATCACTTTTTTGAAGTTCTTGTATACATACGTTAGCGTTGCATCAAGCTCTGGATTCAATACCTTCTGCATCTTTCGCCTCAAATCAAGTGAATAATCCTTGTCCCTTGTGGCAATACTCCCTGTTATTGTAATATCCCTCGGCTCTATTCTCTGCCCTATATACGTGTCTCCCTGCTGCCCCATGCTGTTGGTGGTATATATCTTGTTACTAATATCGCTTATTCCCTTGCAGTCCTTGGCAATATTGCAGTGATAAACGCTTTTGGGTGATAGCGTGATGCTATCGCCCCTTTCGTTGGTATATATTAACTTCTCATATTCTCCCATGTTACACCGCCCTTGCAATCAATCTGAAATTCTTAGCCGCCTCACGCTGTTGCTTCCTGTAGTCGGTCTGGTTTGCGTAGATATTTTGGACTACCATTATATTGCCGCCCTGCTGCCACTGTCCGTCTGGAAGTGCCGAACTGTCAGCTCTGTATTTGCCAGTATTGACACCTGTGTTAACGTCAAACTCCCTCGGTATAGCCGCCTGCATTTGGCGTGTGACATTCTGCATCTCCTCCTCAAATCCTACGCCTATACCTTGTGCAAGGTAGACACCCACCTGGTCCTTCATTACCCTTGATGGGCTGTTGATTCCAAAGAATGCCTTGATTCCGTCAGTAATCGTGCTTGCAAAGCCTTTTATCTTGTCAAGGAGCCAATCCTTGGCGTTGCTTATACCATTCCAAATACCCTGTACAATATTTCCACCTATTTCCACCATCTTTGAAGGCAGGTCCTTGAATCCATTAATAATTGTGGTGCAGACATCGGCAATTGCACTTTTGGCTTTGTCCTTCATCTTTGTACCCCATTCAGCAACCTTGGTTACGCATGTGATTATCACATTCCAAATCTTTGTAGGCAGTTCCTTGACAAGTTCTATAACCTTTTCAATCATGGATGCAATTACATTGCCAGCCTCTTCCTTCATTTCACTGCCCCACTCGGTAATCTTTGTTATTGCATCAGCTATTGCAGGAGGTATCAGTTCCACAAGCTCGCCAAGTTTTGTAATGATTTCCTCTATCATTTCGCCTACAGCCTCTATTATCTCAGGTATGCCTTCAATAAGTCCGTTCACAATCGCCATGACTATCTCTGGCATTGCCTCGACCAATAGCGGAATCGCAACGATAAGACCATCAATGATGGCTACCATTATATCGCCAGCACTGTTGATTATGAGTGGTATGCCCTCGACTAATGCCTGTATTATTGCAGTTATGATTTCAGGAAGCTTCTCTATAAGTACTGGCAGTGAATTGATTAATCCCTGTGCAAGCCCTGTTATGAGCTGTAAGGCTGCATCAATTATCATTGGGACGTTTTCAACTAGCATCGCAACAATCTCAGTCATTACTTCAACAATTGTAGGCAGTAAGTCGGGTAATGCCTCGCCTATGCCCTCAGCCAATGACAGCACCACTTCAACGCCAGCTTCTAATAATTCTGGAAGTAATTCTATTAACATTTCTGTTATTCCACTAACGACACTTCCAAGTGTGGGTAGCAAGTCGGGGATAGCGCCTATTATTCCCTCGGCTAGTGCTTGTATTATGGATGGTGCACTGTCTAATATTGCTTGCGATATACTTGTAATTAACTTCAATATCTGCGGTATCATTTTTTGAATATTGCTTATTATTCCTGTAATGCCTTGTTTAATTTCATTCCCAGCTCCCTCGTTTCCCGCCATAAGGTCGCTGAAACCATCCATTAGCTGTGATAATGCTGGCAACATTTCACCTACTATGTTGTTTTTTAATCCTCCAAAAGTATTTTGTAGTCTTAATAGGCTGTCCTCAAATGTTGCACTAGCTGAAACAACATCGCTGCTCATTACCATGCCGTAGTCCTCGGCTTCCTGCATTAAATCCTTTATGGCATCACCGCCACTGTTTAGTAATGGCAGTAATTCACTGTAGCTTTTTCCAAATATGTCCTGTGCTGCGGCATTTCTTTGGGTTTCGTCTTCCATGTTCGCCAGGGCATCTATACTGTCTAGCAGTACCTGTTCTGTTGTCTTGAAACTTCCATCTGCATTTTTCAAAGACACACCTATTGCATCAAAGTCTTCTGATGCTCCTTCGACATTATTTTGCGCATCTGCCAAATCGCTTGTAATATTCTTAATTCCTTTGCTTAAACTGTCTATTGAGGTGCCGCTTCTTTCGCAGGCGTATTCCAGCTCTTGATATAAGTCACTGCTTATACTTAGCTTCTGGCTTGCCTTGTCTATCTCATCGCCTGAGCTTGCAACATCATTTGCCATACTCCATACAGCCTTTCCCGCTGTCATAGCCGCTGTACCTAAAGCCGCCACTGCTGCCATAGCCGCTTTTGCACCTGCAACGACGATATTTGACAATGTTTCTCCATAGCTACTGTGGCTTGCATCTGCTTCTTTAATCTGGCTATCAACTTCGTTTAATGCCGCTTTTTCGTTGTATAGCTGTGTTTCTAATTCTTTAGCCTCTTGGCTGTTCTCTCCATATTGCTTCTTCATGGATTCATAAGCTTTTTCAGCTTCTTCAACCTTTTTAGCCTGTTCCTCGTAAGTCTTTTTAAGGATTTCCTGCTTCTCTGTTAATGCTTTTGCGCTGTTGCTGTTTTCAGAATACCTGTTATCAACTTCCTTAAGCCTAGCGCTTAGTGCATTTAAATTTGTGTCGATTCCCTTGCAAGCCTCTTCATACTGTTTCTGTGCGCTCGTAGCCTGTTCCTGTTGTTTTTGGTTGTCCTTAAGTGCGTTTGCTGTATTCTGTAATGCCGCTTTTTGGTAATTCAATTCCTTTTGGGCTTTATTGATTGCCTCGGCGTTCTGGTTTTCCGCACTCTCATAGTTCTTTAGCACCTGTTCAGCCGCCTCTACCTTTTTAGCCTGCTCTTCATACGTTTTTTGCAACAATTCCTGCTTTGCCTTTAGTGCTTCCGTACTTGTTGCATTGTCTTTATACTCTGCGGTTACTAGCTTCATCTCGCTGTTTAACAATGCAAGGTTCTGATTAATGTCCTTGCAGGCGGCTTTATATTCTTTTTCTCCTGTAATACTCAGTTTGGTATTAATGTTATTGGTCTTGTCTGCCATGCAATCACATTCCTCCTAACGCTATATCAATATCATCCAATTGCTCTGTACGTGGTGTATTCCTTGAATTTGCAAATTGTTGTGGGTTGTATTCTTTGTGGTATCTGAACAGGGTTATGATTTGATATGGTGTCTTTTTCCAAGCTTCCCTCTCTGGATACCTCAAAAAAACTATGGCAATATATAAAAGCCGTACAGTGTCTAATCTACCTGTACGGCTTTGGATTCCCCCTCGTCTTCTGTTTCATGTCCTTCTATATTGTCATTTGCGGTGTTATCATTGTTGTCACCGCTTACTGCTTTTGAAAACGCTTCATAAATTGCAACCTGTATTGTTTTTATATTGCCAATATGAATCATCTTTCCTATCTGTTGTTCTGTAAGTTCAGACTCTCCATCATCTGCGCCCTCATTGATTAGTAATGTTAATAGCCATTTCAAGTCTTTAATCATATTGGGATTATCTTTGGCAAATACCTCACCCAATTTATCGTAGCCCCCAAATCTGTCCTGCATCCGCTCCAAGGCGTTTAGATTAAACATCAAGTGGTACTTTCTGCCATTAAGCACTACCTCGTATCTTCCATCATGCATTGCACTCATTCTATTAAATTAGGCATGGTTAAAAACCACGCCTTTCTCCTTTCCTTAGACTGTTTTAAGTTTTACCGATGGCACTGCATCAAACCATGTCTTTGCGGTCCCATCCGTTTCTTTTCCGACATAATCACCTTTCCATTTGCCATTGCTTGCCTTTATAAAGTCACCTTCAATTTCAGGAGTATTGAACTCAATTGACTCACCTTTTGTTTTGAATGTCTCGTTAGGCACTTTAAATTTGCCTTTCAATAACCATACATACTTGTAATATCCACCTGACTTCTTTGCCCTGAATCCTACTGCCACATATGGGGCATCGTCCTCCGAACCAGCCCATACAACATTGTTAGCATCAACTTCCTGTCCTAATAGGTCTGCTGTTATCTCTGGTGTTAGGTCTTTTATTCCAAGCTTTAAGGTTGCCTTGGTAAATTCCTTTGCAATCTCGCTTACGGCATCATCTGCGTAAAGTGTTCCGTCGGCTGTCGTGACTGACAAATCTGCTGTCAATGCTGGTGCTAGTTTCTCTGGCGTGTCCCAGGTGTCACCTGTTTCTCCTTCTGTCACCTTTGCATAATACAAATCTTTTAATCCTAGTGTCATAATTATTCCTCCTTCAATATTTCTACATTTATTGGAATTAACCAATATCCAGTGTCATTCTCATAGCTCTCTGAGTCTACGCTGTTGATATAACATCCTGCGTCTTTTAGTACTTTCTTTGTCTTTTTTAGCTGTTCTTCAAAGTCACCTTTATAAAACAAGGTAACTCTGTACAGTTCCCTTTCGTTTGTAGTAACATCATCAGCATTAACTGCTGCTCCCTGCAACATTCGAAAGAATGTATAATATGCTTTTGGCTTGTCCCTTCCGTTGTAAACGCCCCTCTGTGCTGGTATCCCAGCACTCTCTAATATGTTTTTTAAACTATCCATTCTGTGCCTCTTCCCATATCTTCAATTCTGTTTCGACAACCTTATCGTGTGACTTCTCATTTGCGGTTGTCATATATGGTCTTGCTTGTTTCTTGCTCGTGCCATATTCAGCCACAAAACCGATTGTTGCGTACTGCACGTTGCCCTTGCTGCCTTTGCTGTCGTTTCCATGTTTAGCCTTGCCTTGTGGGTATATCTCCACGTATTTTTCCTTATCGTCGCCTTTTACGGCTGTGGCTTTTATTGATTTTATGAAGCCGCCTGTGTCATTAAGCCCCATTGACAACGCCTCGGCTTTCTGTGCCTCGACAATTACATCAGCCCCAGCCTTCAACATTTCTGGCACAGCCTCGACTGCTGCCTTTTCCATTTTGAGGAACGCTTTTTCAATCTCCTCAAGCCCTGTTGTGTTAAAATCAGCCATCGCACACCTCTATCAACAAATAAAGGATAGGGTATTCTCCCTATCCTTGTCTTATTTCTTACACAGAATCAGCTTTGTGCCGTAGGTCTGTCAGTGTCAGCTCTATGGTATCATCATCAATATCATAGGTCTTTAACACGAAGAAACGCCTCCCGTCAAGCTCCACTGTGTCCTGATTATTATAGTCAGCCTTGTGTATGTCGCACTTAGCCTCCACCACCTTGCCTGTCTGCTGGCTCTTGAAATACTCGCTGTACCCCACTGATTTTTTGTTGCAAAATACAGTTGTCTTGGTTTCTTTTAGCTCATTTTCAAATCCATTTGCGTTTACACGCTCATTTGGCGGTGTCTGGTCTACCAGTGTGATTTCGTCTACCCATCTAGCCATGCTATGTCTCGCTTTCTGTGTACTGTTCTGTAATGGTTGTCGTTCCAGCGCTGGATGCAATGGTTGTCACTTTCGTGTACACTTTGCCCCCTGTTGTGGGTTTGATGGTCTCTGTAACTGTATCGCGCCCATTGCTGTCAGTCCCAAACTTCGTTGTTATCACAGCCTCGCTGTTGGTCGTCTTAACACTGCCGTCTGCAAGTATCTCCGTCTTTGATGATGCCAGCCCATAATACCTATTGAATATGTCCTCGGTTATTGAATCTTGATTCAGGCTTTCTATCCTCTCGTCCAAATCTTCGAGGTTTTCGTACACCTCATTAAATGTGTTCTGGACTGCCTGCATGTTCTCATTAATTTTGCCCAGGACACAGTTGACCAATGCTTTGAGGCTGTTGCTGCTGAACCACTTCATAGCCACTAAGCAAACAACGCTGTTACTTCAGCGGCTGTGATTTCCTGGAAGTCGCTTTCCTGAAGTGCCGTCATTCCCTTAGTCACCGTGAACTTACCAGTGGTATTGTCATACGCCACCGCTGTGACAACGTTTCCTGTGCCGCTGTTTGTCAATGATAGGTTGTTTAGCTTGATATAGCCCGAAAGGTCCACCGCCCAATCTCCGACCTTTTCCAGTGCGCCATTAACAACCATATATTCATCATATGAATTTCCGTTAGCACCACTTGAATTTTTAACCATGTAGATTTTCTTATCGGCATCTGCTGCCTTCAAGTCTATACTGGCTGTACTATCCACAACTTCCCTCTGCAGGTGGTCTGCGTTGGATATTGCAGTTGCAATTGCATTATTAATCTCTGTAGCTGTCATACCGTCTGTGATGCCGTATCCAGCAAGTGTTGTTGCCTTGGCTGCATATCTGTTCTTAATTTCATCAACCAGGTAACCCAGTGTGTTCATTGTTACTCTTTTAATAGCCATATTGTCCTCCTTGTATTATCAATCAAATAAATTTTTAACATCCTCTGCGGATACATCCTCATCAGCTCCATCCGAGCCACTTCCACCCGTACTGAAATCATTTGTATTGTACTCGCTTGACATACTTAGGTGAGTTTTTAGCGATTCGTAGGAACTTTTGAATTTTTCAGCGTTCTCATTATATCCAAATTCCGCTTTTGCATACAATGTCACCGCCCTTACTATAAGTGCATCCGTTTCTTCAATCTTAGTAACGCCAACATCTGCCAAATCCGCCTTACATGCGGCTATGCAGTCGTTGATTTCTTCTGTTATTTTTTCACTTGTGCTGCTGATACGCAGCGCTGCCCTTATCTTCTCTGTTAATATGGTCTCTGCTGCCATATCATGCACCTTCTTTCTGTTTTATTGAGTTATCCTTGCTACTTTCGCTTTTTCAAGCTCTGCCGCCCTTTCGGTCGTTGCTTGGAATGTCTCTCCGACATTTTTAATCTCGTCCAGTTTGATATCATGGTATGTCTGTACCACCTCTACCTTTACCAGATTGTCGGTTTTCTGTATTTCGGTTTCGTGAGATGTGGCTGTATTGTCAGCCACATCCTTTACCTCCCTAATCGCCATATCCGATTACCTCCTCAGATTATACGCTTGCAGCCTTCTTGATAACAACAAGGCTGTTAACGTCAACTGCCTTGCCGTCTACAAGCATGATTGCCTTTGTAACCATATCATCTGTATCGTTGTCCTCGTACTTCTTAACGCCCATTGAATAATTGGTGTTAAGCACATAATCTGTGAAGTTGAACAGGAATGCGAATACACTGTCTGCTGCCAGAGTGCTCGTGTATGATGTCACGTAATCGCATAATACAACCTCACGTCCTAGTAATGTTCTTTCAGGTTTGCCTGCAATACCTGTGTTGACACGTGCTATAGGCTGTCCGTTGCTGTCGGTTATACCGATGTAGCTCATGAATGTCTTCTTTGACATACACCACTTCGCATTACCCTCGTATGCAAGTGGAAGCGCAGCCTCGGCTTTAGTTAAATCATCAAATGATGGCTTTGCACTGCTGATTGTCTGACCATCCGCTGGTGTCTCTGCAAGGATGCCCTTTGGCTTGCCTGTTCCATCACCGCTGATGATTGCCTGCTCTACAGCCTTTGTCATTGCTTCGACAATGTTATTGATTAACAGGCTTTCAAATGCACTGATAGCCATTGTGTCCACTTCGAGCGATACCGCAACCGCACATCTTAACTTATGGTATGCGAATGTAATCATGCCGTCCTTCTTGATGTCCTTTTTCTGCTTATCGCTTGTTGCTCCCTCGTTAACCCATGATGCCGTAGGTTTTACTGTTGATACAGGGATTGATACGCCTCCCTTGTATGCCGTCCTGGTTACAAGTGCAAGTATCATACCTGTACTTTCAAGTTTCTCTACAATCTGGTTTAACACTGTTGTAGGGATAACCGCACCTACATCTGTGGTTGTGCTTGAGGCGTTTGCCCTGTACTCTGCTGGAATTGCTGTGCCCCTGCAAACATACTGCATGAAAGCTTTCCTGTATTCCTTGCTGTCATACTTGTCGGATGTGTCCTCGCCATCAGCACCATCGAATTTTCTCAATACAGTCGGTTTGACTGTTTCACCTGTGTCATTGTCTACTGGCTCGCCTGCTGCAATTCTGCTTAATAATGCCGAGCGCTGTTCAGCCTGAGCAATTATCCTAGTTCTTTCCTCCTGTAGCTTGTTAACCTCATCATCAAACGACTTAATCTCCTCATCTGTCAAAGAATCAGCCCTTGTAGTGAGTTCGTTCTTGATTTGTGCCAATCTTGCTTCAATTTCTTTTAATTTCATGATTTTTTCTCCTTTTTTTGATTTTTTAAATGGTTGCCTTAATCTTTAGTATGTTGATACGCCTTTTAAGCAGCTCCTGCTTCTCCTGCTCGTAACTCCTACCAGCAAAAGCCCTGGCACTTATTTCAGTGTCTTGGTTTGCTGGTATGCTTACCGCAGACACGTCATAAACTTTTTTAATTTTTAGAATGGTCCTGGTGTGGGTTGTCTTGTCATAGCTTTCTTCTTCAACAACAAACGCCCATGACATTTTGTTAATCATTCCCTGTTCTATATCCTGGTACAATCCCTTTGCCAAATCCGTCTTTCCAAGGTCTGCGCATACCAGTAATCCTTTTTGGTCTATTACCAGTATAAGCGTCTTGTTCGACTGCCTTGCGAAAACCCTGCCACAGTGGTCATACTGCATTATTACATCGCTCATGTCTGCGCCATCCAGAGCGTGCGGATCTATCCTCTCATAAATCTTTGTACCATCGTCAAATTCGTATAGTAAATACGGCTTGTCAAATGTTGTGGCGTAACCCTCGACATAATAATCGGTCTGTATCCTTTTTGCTGCCGCCTGTGCTGTCAATGGTGCCGCCAAATCCCTGTATTCCCTTTCTTTCTTAACTGGCATTATCATCACCCCCTGTTGGTTCTTGTTGTGGCTCCTGCGCCACAGGCTGTATTACAACTTGTGGCTGATTGTTGCTGTTGTGAAGCTCGCTGACCTCTGTATACTCCTTGCGGATATAATATTTATCGCCGTCTTCGACATGCGCCATATTCCATATATCCATGACACCATTCCTGTTAAGCAGTGCCCTGTCGAATAGCTGTGTGCTAACATTGAGCTTTGTGGAATTGCTTGCGTATTGCAGTCTGTTTGCTGAAAAGGTGATTGCATTACCGCACGCCCTTTCACGCTCGGAGAATGACATATTTGTCATTACAAGTGACAGTTGTATTGCAAATGGCTCAATCTTGCCTTCATAATATGCATTCCATGTTTCTTCATTGAATTTATTCTGTAGAATATCCATATTCGTTCCAAAATGAGTGCATACATTGTTCTGGATAAACTCCATCTGTAGCGCATTGGGTGTGAACGGCTTGCTCTCCACCTGTTTCAGCTCGCTAAATTTATTGTCATAGATAATCATACCGCTGTCATTATCAGCACTGAGGTTGTCCTCTGTAAAACGCTGGCGCTCCTTCTTGATGTCCTCTGGTTTGAGCATGTTCGCCACCTTCGCCAGAAAGCGTATGTTAGCAGAGTTCTTAACTGCGTTTATAATGCCTTCATTCTGTGTGTGGATTAACTGCATCGTTGGCTTTAATGTCCTGTTGTCCTCTCCAAACAAATCATCTTTGTATTCGAAATCGGTAATCACACCCACCTTTTCGAACTCTATCGCACCATGCTCCCCATTTGCAAATAGGTATCTGAGGTATATCTGTCCCGATGCCTCCACCATCTCGCAGCGTTCAGCACGCAACGGATACCAACCGCACAGTGTCCCATATCTATCCTCTATCGGTATAATAAAGGCTGTATGTTCCACCGCTACGTAGGTTGCCAGCCTTTTAATGAATTTTGATGTATCCATGAAGTAGTTTGGCTTGCCTTGTATTGTCTTTTCAAGCCTTTTCAACGCACTTCCCTCAATCTCAGGTTTAAGCTTGCTACAATGTGTCGCAAAGCTGTTGACTGCTGCCCTGGTTAAATCCATCTCATACACGCCACCCTTGTAGCTCGTGAATGACGGACTATAACCGTTGAGCATCTTAAAATAGCTGTCTATATAATTCAGCTCTTTCCCATGAAATAGATAATCTAGGAATTTTATTTCGTCCATCTCCCTTCTATGCGGCGTTTTTGAGAAGTTCACCGCACTCCTCATAATATTTCTGTCTTACTGTCATAGCATCTATCACTGATACGAATCCGTCAATGTGCGCACGCTGTTCTATTTTGACAGGTCTGAATTTCCTTGTCTCCATATTGTGTTTTAATGCAACGTCAAGGAAGTGTGTTTTTAGCAGGTTGTTGTTCACAATCTTGAAATTGCCGTCCTTTAATATTCCTTCAAACTCACGTATTACAGGTGTGAGGTTCTCACCCTGGAATACATCGTCCATGTGGAATCCATAGGTCTTCATATCGTTGACAAGGTATTGTGCACTGTACCTGTCATAGCCTATCTTTAGTGGTCTTATTCCGTATACTTCGAGCAGCATCACATACCAGTTGTACACATCCTGGTAGTCCACATAGTTTTCACCGCTTAGCGTGATTATGCCCTGCTTAACGAATATATCGTAAGGAACACCATCGGTAGCCTGCAAAGCTTCAAGCCTGTTTCTAGGCATGAAGAACTGCGTGAATGCGTAAAGTGTTGCATCTTTCTCGACAACAATGCTTGCTGCGGTGAGGTCTGTCGTCTGTGAAAGGTCTATGCCTCCGACTGCGTAGCAATCCCTGAAATCCTCCAGCGACATATCAACACCCGCATTATCAACAGTGTTGTATTCAAGCCACGCAATAGAGCTGTTCTGTTTGATGTTGCAGTATTTCGTGAGAAATTCCGCTTTTTTGCTCAGGCTTCCCTCCGCTATGGCTATCTCGTCCTTGAAGAATCCCTCTTTGACAGACACGCCCATGTTCGGGTTCGCTTTTTTAAGCTCGTCAATGTCGTTCCATTTCTCGACATCATCTATCATGTACAGTATCGGTAACAGCCTGCGTTCCTTACTGTTGCCTTTCAAGAAGCTCGTGCTTCGTTTCATAAGCTCGTCATAGATGGAGTCATTGACGTATCCAGCGGTGCTAATGCTCAATATCAGTGGTTGTGTACGTGCTCCAAGCGCCGACTTCATAACCTCGTACTGTTTAAGCCCCGCATCGCCAGTCCATGCCGCCATTTCATCACATACTACAAGCTGTGGATTGAATCCATCGGATTTCTTGGCATTGAACGCTATCGGCTTGATGAATGTGTTGCTCTCCTCAATATAGATGTCGCTCCTTCTCTTACGTGATAGCTCTGACAGTTCTGGCTCTGCCTGAACCATTTTGTAAAATCCATCATAGACAAGTGCCGCCTGGTCTAGCTTTGGTGCAAGGCAGTAAATTTCCTGTCCGTATTCTGGCTCCAGGTATGCCATGTATGCAATTATGGCACTGGCAAACAAGCTCTTTCCGTTTTTTCTCCCAATCACGATAAAAACTTCACGAAAAACCCTTATTTTGTCGCTGTCTACTATGCCGAATATCAGCGATACTATTGCTTTCTGCCACAATTCTAGCTTCAAAAGGTCGTTCCTGCCCTTTGAGTGGTGGCAGAAGTTTTCAATAAATCTTATAGCCTTGTTTGCTGCCTTTGCGTTGAAGAAATATTCCTGTTTCTGCAACCCCTCGACTATGATTTCATATAATTTTTTTATCCATTTTCCCGCTATTATCTCACCGCTTACAATCTTAGCGTGGTACTCGTAGATATAATTTGCGTAAGGCATTTATCTGCCTATTCTCTGCGTAGTGCATCCAGCCTGCTTCCTTTTCGTTTAGCGGCTGGTACTAAATCGGTGAGCTGCTTTATAACCGCAGCATAATTCTTGCTCAACGCTATGTAGGTCTCGGCTTCAGGACTTTTCTTCGTGCCGTATTGGTTCTCCCCATTCTTGTACTCGCACGTCCAGCCTTCCTGTTCTATCATCTCCTGCAAATCGTCAAGCTCTATGCTCATAAATGCAGCCTTCTCTATAAGCGGTGTAACGAGTTTCTTTTTATTTTCATCAAGGTCTTTGAATATTCCCTTTAGTCTCGTCTTTTCCGACTTTGTACGCTGTTCTTTCGTCTTTTCCTTCTTTGTCGCCATTTTTTCCACCTCTTTTTGTGCCACCACACCCCCTACACCACCCATGCGCGACCTTGCAGGGTTTTTTTAGAGTCCCCCACTCGGTAGTCGCTCCCCCTTTTCCGAAAATTTGATAGGGGGGATTACGTTTCCATTCTCATCAAAGCTGTACCGCCTCGTGTCTGCCTTGTGGTGTTCCTTGTTGTGGCAATCCTGGCACAGCGCCTCCAGGTTGTCCCAGCTCAGCGTTATGCTTGTGTCATTAATATTGTCTCTGTTGATGTATGTCTTATGGTGTACTATCTTGGCTGGCTCCCCACAGCGTTCACAGATATAATACTGCGATGCCATGTATGCGGCTCTGGTGCTTTCCCATACACCCGATAGGTAGAACCCTTTCGCCCATGACTTCACACCATCACCATCCTTTCTTGTTTCGCCCTGCGTACCACTTGCAGTATGCAGGACATTACAGTTTTAAAAGGTTTGAAATGAGAGCAGAAAAAGAGCGGGTGAAAACTATCGCCTCCCTTATGGCTTAAGCTTTCGCCCACTCTCTTCATGCTACTATTTTACCTCTTGTAAATTACCATGTAAACCCCACGTTTTTACCACGATATTACCATCACTTAATACGCTCCTCGTCTATCCCCCAGAGCAGTACTGACAGCTCATTGATTATTGCAGTCACCCACCGCCTCGGCGTATTCTTGCCTGTTCCCAGTTCCTCGGCTATATGCTCATAGTCCATCCCCTGCATGAAGTACATCTCGAAAGCCTTATACTCTATCTCCCTTCCAGAATCACTTCTCCTACGCTCCATTTCGGTTATGGCGTTCTCGATGTGTGATGTCATGATAAGCGTCTTGAAACGTGTGCGCCTCACACTCTCCAGATAGGTGCGTTTCTGTTCATCAGTCTTTCCATCAATCTCCAACTGTGTTCCCTCACTGACTGCATTCTCGATGTGAAATTTGGCATCCCTATAGCACTTCATAAGTGCAAATGTATTGTGGTACTTATTCTGCTTTTTATCCTTTTCTTCCTGCTTTTTGTATTCTGCGACTGCTGCCTTTGCCGACTTCTGAATGAGCGCCTCTAATTCATCTATAGATATGCCTGCGTATGCTGTTTCCTCTGCCTTGGTTTTATCTTCATGCATTCTAATTACCTCCCCTTGTCTGATTATGCGGGCTATATCTTCCTCATGTCCCTGCGTTGGTGCTTCATCACTATCATACGGATTGTGTCAGCATCGGTGTCCATCTCCTCGGCTATGTAGTCAAAATCCCATTTGCCTCCCGCCCTGTACAGCGCCATCACCTTGCCTTCGTCTATCTTTTTTTCGGCTGCTGCCTTGGGTGGTGTCTCAACTGCTGCCTGTGTGAAGTCTTCTGACGTGCTTTTGCTGTCGTCTGTCGGATTCATATTGGCTTCACTGCAGGCGTTGCTGTCTGCCGCTGCGGCTTCCTCCGCTTTCTTCCTCTTTGGCTTCTCCATCGGCTTCACGTTGCCTGTCACTAGGATATTCTCCCCTTTTAACAGCATCCGCTTCTCCTCTGTCGGCATTGTGATGAACCTGTTTATCAGCTTTATGCATTCCGTACAGAAGTCATGGTTTCCAAAGTCATATTCGCCTGCTATTAAGTCCTTCTGTTCCCCGTATCCGTCTGTGTATCTTTCGTCAATTTTCCAGAAGTTCTCCTTCGGGTCCATCTCCCTTCCGCAGCTGTCGCATTTTAACACCTGTGACATATTGTTGTCCTCCCTTTACCTTTATTGTCCACTATTGTCCATTGTCTGCCAGTTCCGCTATTATACGCTCGCACTTCCTGGCGTAATGCAGTGAGTTCTTCGACTCCTTCCGCCAATAGTGTGCCGCAGCACCCAATGCTTCGTTGGCTGTCTGTAATTTCCTGATTTGTCCGCTTTGGACTGCTGCCGCCTTCCGTATTCTGTCAATCTCATTATTCAATTCGTCAATTTGTTCTTTGCTTGATTTGATTTCATCCTCAAGGGGTTTTTTCTCGTCCTCGAGGTTCTCCACCTGCCATTTGAGATCCCCGACCTCCCTTTCAAGCCTTACCACCATTCCCGCCAGCTGCATGAAGGTATTGTCCCTGTTCATCCCGTCTATCCGCTCCCTCT